GACTTATCAAACGGCCGTTTAATTATATCTGCTCAAGATAAATTTATTAGTGGCGAATTAATTGTAGGTCAAACATCAAACGCAACAGCTTCACTTAATGGTTACACTCCTAATCCTGTAAATAACATTGTTGACCTTGTAAACTTTAGGGATCCTGATAAAGTTGTTTCTTACTTCTTAACTCAAATGAGAGATGAGTTTTTAACAACTCTTCCTGAAACTTTAAATGAAGATGTTGATAAAAGACAATTAATTAAAAATATTAAATCTTTTTACCGTTCAAAAGGTACGCAAAGAGGACATGAATTATTTTTTAGATTATTATTTAACGAAAAGTCAGAAACTTTTTATCCTAGAGAACAAATTTTAAAAGCTTCAGATGGTCAATTTGACTCACAACAAATTTTAAGAGTTATTGCAAGAGTTGGTGACCCAGCACAATTAATTGGTAGAACAATTACAGGTAAAAATTCAAATGCAACTGCTATCATTGAAAACCTACAAAAGTTTCAAATCGGTACAGATGAAGTTACCGAGTTAGTTTTAGGTAGTACAAATATTCAAGGTACTTTTCAAGTAGGTGAAGAAGTACAAGGTACCGCTTCAGATACAGATGACTATTTTGTAAAGGCTGATATTTCAGGTATTCCTGGAGAAAAAATAATTTTAAATGATGGCGCTTTATATTCTACTAAAGATACCGTAAGAGTTGTTGGTGGTGGTGAGGGTGCTTTATTTCAAATTAGTGAAATTGGTTCAGGTCCAATCACAGAATTAGTTGTAGATAATGTTGGTGTAGGTTATGCCATTGGCGATACAATAAATTTTGATAATACAGGAACACAAGGTCAAGGTGCTGAAGCATTTGTTAAAATTGTCAATGGTGGTTTTTTAAGAGAAGATGACGCTGATGAAGAAGATAGAATAATTTTAGAAGATGAAACAGGTAATGGCGACAAATATGAGGGTAATGTAATTGTACAAGAATCTGGTACAGGTGTAGGAGATATTACAGATATATTTTTAATTAGTGGTGGATTAGGTTATGAAACTTTACCTACGGTATCTATTACATCTTCAGGTGGTGCAAATGCAATATTAAGAGCATTTGGTGTGGGTATTGGTAGAGTTTTAAATGTTGCAACAATTGAACATGGCAAATCTTATGAATTAAGTCCGACACCTCCTACTTTAAAATTTGGTAACAACATGATATTAAAGAACATTACAGGTACAATACCTGCTAGTGGTCAAATAATCAGTCCCAAAGTTTCAACAATTCAATCCTGGGATACTTCAAGGTCATTCTTAAAAACTACAGATGTATCTGGTGGTTTTGGTATAAATGATACTTTAACTTTTGATAACGGCGCAACAGCTAAAATTGCAAAAATTGATATTGCAGATGTAACCGTTCAAGTTGCTTCAGTAGTACCTACAGATGGTGTTTATATTTCAGAAAGAGGTAAGTTATCAGAAACTACAATGAGAATACAAGATAGTTTATACTATCAAGATTTTTCTTATGTATTAAAAGTTGGTCAATCTATTGACTTATGGCGGGACGCATTTAAAAAGACAATGCACACTACAGGTTTTTATTTTACTGGTCAAGTTGAAGTAACTACAAGATTAAGTGCTAAAACTAGAACACCTGTTATTGGTAGAGTTTCAGGTGCTTCAGATAAAGGCGCTATGGGTCTTGTCAATACATTATTCTCTACTATATTTGGTAGAAGATTAGGAACCGTTGATGACGGAACAAGTTTAAGACCTAAACCACACGAAGCAGGTCAAATAGATTCTAATACAGATACGGTTGACCACTTTGCTTCAAATACAAGAGATTTAACTTTATTCAGACCAGGTATAGAGTATGATATTCAAGGTAGAATTAGAAGAACGATTGTGGATAGAAATGGTGTACCAGTAAGAGTTAATTCAAGTCATGCTTATGTAGGACCTAGATATGCTCAATTAGATAAACACGCAAATACAATATTTGGTACAAGTAATACAGGTTCAGGTATTACTATTCAAAGATTGAATGAATTGAAAATCTTTGGTACTAGAACAAGTTTAGATGGTACAAACCCTATATTTCTATTGACTTCTAGTGAAATTGGTAGGTTGATGAAAATGAATTTTGCGTTTCCATCAGAGCTAGCTTTCAACGCTGACCTATTCAGTAACACATTAATTAAATTTGATAATACAAACAAAACTTTTGATGACACAATCGCTTAATAAAGTTTATAAATAGTGTAAGAGAACAAAAATATGGCAAAACTAACAATCAATCTAGGTACTAATCCAAATGACGGAACAGGTGATAACCTGCGTGGTGGTGGTACTAAAATTAATGCAAACTTTGATGAGTTGTATAGTGCTGTTGGTGACGGTACTACCTTATCAGGTTTTATAAAATTATCAGATTCAACTTCTACCGTTTCTCAAATTGATTTAGGAGAAACATTAAAGATTACAGGTGGTTCTGGTATAGACGCTACATTATCAGGTGATGAATTAACTATTGCTACTGATAATACTATTATGACCTCTTCAGGTACGGTAACAATGTCAAACAAATCAATGGCATTAGGTTCTAATACTCTGACAGGTACAACAGCAGAATTTAATACAGCATTAACAGATGATGATTTTGCCACACTTACAAATTCAGTTTCACTAACAAATAAATCAATATCAGGTTCAGCAAACACACTAACAAATGTACCGAATTCAGCTTTAGTAAATCCTAAATTTACACTTGTTGATACCTCATCAACATCTACAGATATTAATTTAGGTGAAACTTTAAAAATTATTGGTTCAGGTGGTGCAACATCAACCGTTTCAGGAGATACGGTAACAATTGCAGTTGCTAACTTAACAAACTCTAATTTATCAGGTTCAGCTGGCATAACAAATGCTAACTTGGCAAATTCAGCAGTTACTCTAGGTGCAACTTCAGTTAGTTTAGGTGCAACAGCAGCCTCAGCTTCAAACTTTAGTTTAACAGGTTCCTCTAGTGTATCAGGAACAGGAACAATTGATTTAACTGGTGCAGGTTCAAAAGCGAGATTTAATTTTGCAGGAACAGGATCCTTTCCTAGCGAATCAACTTATGAAGGTATGTTTGCTTACGATACAACAGGCGACAAACCTTATGTTGCAGACGCAGCTGGTTGGATTAATATTTTAACAGAGAATGACGGAGTTGAAAGACACCCGAATGTTAATATTTCAGGTATTTCAAATGGCGATACTTTAGTTTGGAATTCAGCACAGGCTAGATTTAATGCAGGTTCAGCTAGTGGTGCTTTAACGGTACAAGAAGAAGGTTCAGCATTATCAACAGCCGCTACCACATTAAACTTTGTAGGTTCTGCTGTTACGGCTTCAGGCACAGGCGCAACAAAAACAATTACGATTACAGGTGGTGATGTTGTTTCAGACACAACACCTCAACTTGGCGGATTTTTAGACGCACAAAATAATCATATTACAGATATTGCATATAGCGGTTTTCGTTCAACAGCTCAAGTTGATAGAGTTATTACCGTAACGGTTGCTACAAAAGATACTACACACTTCAAATATAATTCAGGTTCATCTTTAGGTTATGTTTTAGATGGCGTACAATCGCCAGAATTAATATTAGCTCCGGGAATTTATAAGTTTGACCAATCAGACCCGTCAAATGCAACACACCCATTAGCATTTTATTGGGACATTGATAAGAATAGACAATGGACAACTAATGTAACAACAAGTGGAACACCAGGTAACGCAGGTGCTTATACTAGAATAGATGTACACTCTCAAACACCTAGAACATTATCATATCAATGTACTGCTCACTCTTACATGGGTCATAAAGTAAATTGTTTAGGTGGTAAAGTAAACAGAGTTGTAAACTCACATCAAAAATTTACAGGTAACACTGCTGGTGCAAACTCTGGTAAATCATTTACTGGATTAACTTACGGTGGTACCGTTGATGATATGTTGGTTTTTGTAAACGGTATTTGTATGGTGCCTACAGATGACTATACGGTATCAGGGACAACATTAACTTTTCAAGTAGCACCGGCTGACAACGCAGAAATAACGGTAAGACATATAGGATATTAATATGGGAACGATAACAAGAGGATTCGCAAACTTAATAAATGCCACAGGAATAAATGCTGGCTGGGTAGAGTATGCAGGAGCAGATGTAGGAAATACAGCTACACATGTGGTTAGTTTACCATGGGACGCTAACCATGGTGTTATTAAAATTTTATGGTCTGCTGGTATTAGAGGTTCTAATGATAGTTTAGTCTTTAGTGCTTCAACGGATAACTTTTCAAGTGTAACTAATATGGACGGTATGTATTCTTACTTTCAATTAGGAACAGGTGATAGTCCTAGTAACGGAAATATTTCTGAACCAAATGACGGATTAAATGAACAATATATTAAGATTACTGCTAATCAAGCAGACGGAGATGTTGTAAAAGGTGAGACAACATTATTTGGTGGTACATGGCATACTAGTGGCGGTGCTACAAGAAGAAATCAATTCTCTTGGAGAACGGAAACGGTAACACATCAAGGTACTGGAATTTATATTGAAAGAGTATTTTCACATGGTCAAGTAGCAAGAGCATTAGCAGGTTCAGAATCTACAATGCCGACCCATGTTAGATGGCACGAATTAGGTGGTGCAAATATAGATTTTAAATATGTTGCATATAAATTAAGGGATAATTATTAAAATGAGTAAAGTATCAGAAAACGGTGTAGTAAGAGATATGACTGCTGAAGAGCAGGCAGCTTTTGACGCAATCACAACTCAAGCGACAACCGACAATAATGCAAATAAGTATAAATTAGAAAGAAGTAAATCATACCCAGCTATTGCAGAACAATTAGATATGATTTATAAGGCTATTGACGCTGATGATGATTTAAAAACAAAATTTTCAGATTTTCATACAGCCATCAAGACCGTTAAAGATAATAACCCTAAACCAGAATAAGATGGTGAAAACTTGTATAAATATTGATTAAGGAAGATTAAAAAGATATGCCAGCAATTATAACAAACAAATTTAGAGTTCACAATAGTGAACAATTTAGAGAAAGTTTTACCGAAACAGCAGGTAACACTTACTACCTTTCTATTGGTAGACCAATGCCATATGGTACTGCTTCAAGACCAGATAATCGTACAGAAAACGAAGGAACAGACGCAAGTCCTATCACACCTACAGATACAGAGAATACACAAAACTTTACTTATGATGATATGCTGGCTGCAAAGAAAATTGACTCAAGTAATATTTCGATAGTTATTCCTAGAAGAAACTGGACAACTGGTACCGTTTACGATTATTACAGACATGATTATGGTGATTACTTAACAGGTACAACAACTGCTAATACATCAAATAGTGGAGCGGCTACTTTGTTTGACGCTACTTTTTATGTATTAACTTCAGCAAGAAATGTTTACAAATGTTTAGATAACAATGGTAACGCTCAATCAACGGTAGAACCAACAGGAACATCTACATCTATTTTATCACTTGCAGATGGTTATAAGTGGAAATATATGTACACACTATCTGCTTCACAACAAGCAAACTTTTTATCTACAGACTTTATGGCGGTTTCAACAAACTCAACCGTTTCAGCAGCTGCCGTAGATGGCGCAATTAATATTTGTAAAATTAAAACTGCTGGTTCAGGTGGTACAGACGGAACATTTACAGGAATTCCTATTAGAGGAGATGGTACAGGTGCAATTGCTACCGTAGTTGTTTCTTCAGGTGCTGTAACTTCAGTAACAATGACAAGTGTTGGTTCTGGTTATACATATGGATATTTACCAAACGCAAAAATAGTATCTAATGGTTCAACAAACTTAACAGGTGCAGAAATTGATGTAATAATTGAACCAAAAGGTGGCCACGGATTTAATGCAGTAGAAGAGTTAGGCGGTTTCTTTATTATGCTTAACGCTTCTTTAGAGGGAACAGAATCAGCAAACTCTGGTGATGTTACGGTTGCAAATGACTTTAGAAAAGTTGCATTATTAAAAGACCCTAAAACTTCAGGTAATGCTTCAACAACAACAACAATGAGAGCAACCAAAGCAATAAAATTATCAGGAGTTTCAGGAACATTTCAAGCAGACGAAAAGATAACTCAAGCGACAACAAACGCTGTTGGTAAAGTCGTAGAATGGGACGCAACTAATTCAATTTTGTATTATATACAAACAAGATTTTTAAATGAAGGTGTTGATACAGATGGTTCTAAAAATGCCTTTAGCACAAATGCTACGGTGACAGGTGCAACTTCAAACGCAACTGGTAATCCTGATACGGGACATTCAGCAACTACTAACAATGTTGTATTCAACTCTGGTTTTGCAACCGCTGAAATTGACTCAGGTTCTGGACAAGTTTTATATGTTGAGAATAGAGCACCAATTACTAGAGCGGCTGACCAGACGGAGAATATAAAGTTAATCGTTGAGTTTTAAGGGGAGTTAAATGCCAAGTCCAACTGATTTTAACCTCTCGCCTTATTATGATGATTATGCTGAAAGTAAAAAC